CAGTCACTTTCGCCATCTAAGAAGTATGCTATTTTGCCTTCCTTCTTAAATTTCTTGTTTAAAGATTGTGCTAACACATTTATTAAATCATCGTGTTTTACTTCTGGTTCTGTAGATATTTCTACTTCTTCTTTCTTTCTTGCCATTGTTAGTCTCTATTACGAATTAAATAAATTATCGAACGCTGTTTCCACATTATCAGTTTTAGCAACTGTTTCAGTTACCTTAGCTGTCGATGTTACTGCAGCTGTTTCTTCTTGTGAATCACCGCCGTTCAACCATTCTTCTAAGTTACCTTTTAATTCTTCATAAGAAACTTTCTTAAAGATATCGTAAATGTTTTTCTGTTGGTTCATAATCATGTCAGCAACATTTTTATCTTCTGTTGCCGCTACTTGACTAGGTTTAACTCTGATTCCAGTTTTAGGGAAGTTACCATTTTCAGCAGGAGTATATTCCACCGAAATGTCTCTACCTCCTGATAGATCTGTAATATCACCGTAATCTGGATCTGCGATAAATCCTAATAGTTCAGTATAAACTTGTTTACCAAAGCCCCAAAATTTAACACCTTCAGATTCTTGACCTCTAACAATAACTGGTACGTAAGTTCTCATTTTAGGAGTTAAGTTTTTAGCTAACTTGTAATCTTCTGATTTTCCAGTGTTTCTTAATTGTTGAGCAAACTCATCAACTGGATCTGGTTCACCGTATGTTACTGGAGATAAGAAATTTCTTTTACCTAAATCATAATGAAAATACATTTCTAAAAACGGATTTTCTTTGTTGTGTTGGTAAGGTACTATTCTAATTTGGTTTTTACCTGGTTCTGGTTTCCAAAGGTTGTTTTGTCTTCCAGTTGTACTTTGTAAGTTATTTAACTTACGTCTGATTGCTTCTAAATCTAATGCCATCTTTTACTCTTTTTTAATTATTATTATTTATTATTTTTTATTTCTTGCACGTTTTTTCTTAGATCTTGTGCTTGACCTTTTACATCTTGCATTGCTTTTCTAATTCTTGTACCTGCTGACGCATTTCCATTGTTAAACTTATCAATGTCAGTTTGTAATTCAGTAAGAATAGTTTGCATGTTTTCTGTTGAAATCATATTGTTCTCTTTTCTTTTGGTTAATACTCTAGTTAATTTTTATTATATCTAATATACGCAAAATTATTGAATCTAGGAAACTTTTGCATATATATTTTTATATCCTTCGATTGCTAATTCTTTACCTTTAGCTTCGACAACAACATCTATGTCTAATCCGTAATCTTGTATTTCGTCTACTATTAGATCTGAATGTGCTTGAACTTTTATTTTAGACGATTCTTTATATAGCTTTTCCATAGTAGGAAAATCACCTATATTATTTAATGTTATATTACTTTTGCTTAAGAACTCCTCAACAATAAGAGATTGTTCACGCCTACGAGATTCAGAATAATGTGTACATTGTTTTATGTTACCCCAAGTAGATGCTGCTAATTTTAAGCCTTCTTCTTCTGTTAAACCGCCGGTACAAAATTGGTGATGGTGATAATCAAACACAATAGGAATACCTACACGTTGATACACACCTTCATATAAATCTACTACAGAATACATAGATGCTTTATCATCATTTTCAACAGTAAGTCTTGCTTGAACACCTTCAGATGTTTTTAGATAATTTTTACAAAATCTAGCAATTGCTGCTTCCTTGTTGCCGTAAGCACCACCTATATGTATATTGATTTTAGCCATACGATTACGCGGCAAGCCCATAAGATCCATAATTTGAGCAGACTTATCTAATTCGTTTATAGCTGAATCAATAACCTTTTGATGAGGAGAAGCTAGCACACAAAATTGACCTGGGTGAAACGATAATCTTTGACCGTAACTTTGAGCTAGATCACCTGCTTGTTTAAGTACTGTGCAAAATTCTTCGTAGCCAGGTAAATCAGTAAATTCGTATTCAGACATCCAAGGGAATATACTGCTAGACATTCTGTATACTTTTATATCGTTATCTTCATTCCATTGTATAATCTTAACAAGATCTTTTGCATTTGCAATACATAGTTCAGATACATAGGGCAAACCTTTTGCATCAAATGTACGCCTAATCATTGTGCGACCTGTATATATTCCTTGCTGACGTAAATCATTGTTAATGCAAGCGTAGCCTAATTGTTTTGCCATAATTTTATTGTTTATTTATAGTTAAATATACTAAATTTAATCGATATATGAAACCTATTTTGCAGTTATTTTTATAAAGTTATTAACATTATTTCCAGAATAATTGTATACTAATTATGCACACAGACAGTGTTAACGATGTAGCTGTCTTCCAAGTAATACCTTCGCCTAGAAAATAATAACTTAGTATTGCAAACGATGATATACCTAGCGCAAAGCCCAAGAATCTTCCTGGCCATAGTAAACCATTGAAGTGTGTTACTGCGTATTTTGTACCGAGTATAAATGTATATGAAATTATTGTGCCACCTACTACAGAAAGTAATAGCGTATTGTTGGCGAACCATTCCCATTTGAATTGTCCATTGGTTTGAAACCAAATTAGTGTTTGCCCTATAAGGAAGAGCGTAACAGCGAGTGTTAAGTTATTCATTTGTCAATTGTCAGTTTAAGTTATTTTTTATTTATATATAAATATACGAAAAACTATTGACACTAGGAAATTATTTGGTATTTATTATCTTTTTAATTTTGGTATCTATTTGTCTTATACCTTGATCGTTTGTAAGTAAAATACAATTTTTATATGCCGACCAATCTAACATGTAGTTCTTATCTAATTTGCCATCGTTGTTAGCCATTATTGCTGCGTTTAATGCATTGATTGTGTATAATGTATTTGTTTGTTTCTTTCTATGTAGAGATATTGTAGCTTTGATTTCAGCGTATGAATTGCCTGGATCTATGTTGTATGTACACATTAATTCGTTTTCGTCATTTGTATCGAAAAGGATAAAGATCTTGCTATATATTATATCGTATGCTTTTACGACAGTGTCAACAGTGTCTTCTAAATGCGTTGTATCGGTGAATGTGCAGAGTAATTGTGTTCGCATTGTTATTCCCCAAACAATGGATAGTTTGCCAAATCAACTGGTTCAACACTTGAAAAACTAACCCTGCCTGCTATCTTTTTTTGTTCTCCTTCTTTTACGCTAAACGACATAATAGCTTTACCTGTAGGTCCCATTATTTTTAGCGATACACCTACTAGTTTTAATTTTATTTTTGAAACATCTAACTCCGGATGCTTATCTATTATTATGCTTCTGGTTTTTGTTGTAATTGCCATTAGCATTTTTGTTTCTTTGTCTTTGAATCCTAATATTCTTAGTAGATTTTCTCCGAAAGACGGAGTGGTTACAAAATTCTTTAATACGTGATATGTTATTGCTGCTAATCTTGGATTGATAGGTTTTCTAGCCGCTCCTCTTAACGCTCTCCACTTGTCGACCTCTGTTTTATTACCTTCTTTCTTAAATTTGCTCATCATCTTATCAGCTTCTTTAGCTTTTACTATTAAATCTTGTAATTGCTTATCTCTAGCTATCGCGTCTTGTACTGATTTTCCTGCTGCTGGTCCCGCTAATTGTTCGGCTAAGCTTTTTGGCGAAGAGTTCGATAGCGTTACACTAGCACCACTATAAAGTTTTAATGAATACGCATCCAATCTTTCTTTACCTTCCTTCATTACAGCTATTTGTATGTCTGCTTTGAACTCGGATCCCTTTTGAAATGCTAAATTATCTAAGTATGCTCCGATTATAACGGCATCTTCATTTATAACTGTTCCCACCAAATATCTAGCCATATCTTTACTGCCTTGTACTATTATCTTTTTCTCTGCTTTGTATTTATCTCCAGTAACTGCCTTTAAATCTTTATCGAACTTACTACATATTCCGTCTATAGGTGATTTATAGGATTTGTATTCAGAAGATATAGCGACGCCTTTTTTGCCATCATTATTATAAAGATCTTGACATGTTAAAGCTTCGTTGTAATTACCTTTGATGTGAGAAAGAGCGCCTCCTTCTTTTAGTAATTTTCGCAAACTCATATATTCAACGTTTTGCTCAGTCTTAAGAGCCGGTATTGATATTACCATTTCTTCACCTGGCATAGCGTCTTTTAGCTTTGAAGAAAACAATGATTTAATTTTACCTTTAATCGTTGTCCAAACTCTTTTTGCTACTTTAAGTATATTTTTAAGAAATTTAGCTTCTGTTAAAGTTTCGGGAGGAGTAATTCCTTGTTCTACTAATACTTCAGCCAACGATTGTAACTCGTCTTGTGAATATGGTTGTTCAGCATATCCTTTCGGTAGCTTAAAGAACCACTCTCTAATTATTTTATCTATATCCATTGTTTATAAATATCTATTTAGATATCGAAATTTTGCATGTCGTGATAGTTTTTGCCTATGTGTAATGTTGTCGGTATCTTCATAATATCCTTTATCTCTTTCATTATTTCTTTTCCATCGCTAGGACTTATATCGAATAAGAATGCATCGTAAATATATAATACCATTTTGCTTTCTTTGCCTTCTAACATCTTAAATATATCTTTGAGTATAATATAATTTGACTCTGTTTCATAAGCTTGAATCATATAATTAAATAGCTTTTGAGAGTTTAAGTTGTCGAAGTTCTTTTTGTAAAACCTTTTCTTTAGAATCGGAGTTTCAATATAACCTTTTCTATTATAAGTATTCCATAAAGCAGAAATATAATCGTCGACAAG